TCTTCCGCAATATAAATTTCACCAGGATGATAAACATTAAATACTATCTTGCCTTCTTTCAAATCTTCTTCGGAATACATATCTGCAAAGCCAAACGCACCGGCATACTCAAAGTACGTACTCATGGATTCATAAAAATTAGTCTGGTTGAATACTCCATAATAATGTTCTTCGAGGTTCTGAAGCCATATTCTAATTTCACGTATTTCTCCCAATTTTTTGCGTCTCATTCTAAATCGCAACCAATCAAGAGAAGGACTTACAAGATAGCCATAATGACCATCGGCAAACAATTGAAGGGCAGACACACCAGTCCCATCATACCTCTTCTCGCCCTGTCTTTTGCCGGTTCGTTTTTCTTGAAAAATACTTTCTAACCCAGGCAAGATAAAATCAATAATGTCTTGATACACAGACAATCGAGGTCTTTTAATTTCCTCAAGCTGTTCAAGCCGGTTAATTATCTTCTTGGCTTTTTCATCCATAATTAGCCGCCTAACAATGTTTTACGCTGTATCGGCGCGCCACCCAAAAGTCCCATACCGCTCGTTATATTTGTAGATCCTCGCCCCTGCATCCTGCGTAATCGAGCAATTTCTTCCTGTTTCTTGCGTTGTATATCCTCATCGCTCTCTGTAGGAGGTGGAATATATGGCTGTGGCGGTGGAGCCGAACCCTTAGAACTTGTTCCCATTTGTTTCACCTCGTAATATGCTTGCACAAATAAAATCTGTCCAAACCCCATTTATTTTCTTCCAATGCCTGAACATACCCTCGTAACTAAATCCAATATTCTTTACCATTTTTATACTTGATGGATGGTCTTCTTTAATAAACACTCTTAATGCCTCTATGTTATATTTATCAAAAAACATCTTTATCCCTTTCCTGGCCATGTCAATTACCTGGCCTGGACTTCCCCATCCCTTCTTTTTTACTGTCATTATGGTTGCATAAACCGGAATAAATAAATGATCTAAACAACCACACATAACCAATTCCCCATTATCAAACCCACTTAAACTATCTACTATGCTCATTTTCCAGAAAGCTACAAAATGGTCATAACTCACAGGAGCATCTCCCTCCCAAAACTCCGGCCATTCCTTTAGAATATCCCAGAGAGCCGGAAGATGATCATCTGTTGTGGGAACTATTTTAATATTATTTGTTCCCATATCCCTTGATTATATAACCGTATTCTGTAGCAGATTCGTAATAACACTGCACAGTTATCCAATCAAAAGCCGCATCAAGGGTTTTATTATCAGTAGTTCCGCTATCAAATTTTGCTCCCCCGGCCCATAAAAAGAAATCCGTTGCACCTGTTCCAACTTTAACAAAAGTAGGTTCCCAACCATTTAAAGCCGCAGTAGGAGTTGCAAGCGTAACTGTCACCCCTGCATTATCAGATGGGCCTTGACCATCGCCACAACCATAAGTTTCAACATTTTGATCACAGGCAATGAGATAAAGATCCCCTTCTGTGCCATCAACAGTGATTCCTACATTTTTTGTAGCTACAGGACTTACAGCACTGCGATATAAAGCATCTGTGTTAGTCACAGTGCCTTCAAATTCTACAGCACCTTTAAACTCTATAGCCCCCTCAAAAACCATGTCATCCTTAATGGTAGTCGCATAGACTGTCCCGCAAACAAATAACAACAATCCAACCAACAATAAAATTCGCTTTTTCATTTTGTCCCCCTTTAAATTGGTTTGTGAATAAAAAAAGCCTGGCAGAATGTTTCATATGAAACACCCATACCAGGCTCCTAATCCCTCTTATAAGGTCAGCAAGTACCTGTTAATTATCTAATTTTATTTTCTCATTTCTCGTTATGTCCGTAGGACAACCTTGCGTAAAATGAATTATTATCTGTCCCGTATATTTATTTGCAATACATTCCTTTACAAATCTGATAAGCCGTTCAAGGCGATCAAGGATTTTAGACATACACTATTTTACCTTTTCAATAACAATCTCTAACTTCGTTCCACAATAAGGACAGAATCGTATTGGCACTGTAGAAATGTCATCGATCATAAAATCAGCAAGGCCATCTTTAAACCTGAACCTGCCTCGTATAAAAGCAGATGAAAACTGACCGCAGCAAAATTCCATATAGGATACCCAATGACTATAAGCTAATAATTCCTCTCCATTTAGATTAAGACCCATATTATGAAATTCACGTTTGGCATCTGGATTTGCAATTTTATGTTCCTTGATTACTACTTTCATTTTACCTCCTCTTGTCATAATTCATCATCATAAGCTGCTCGGTTATAGTTGGTCTCCAATCGCAAGAATCATTATTGCAAATATAATTTGGCGGAAGCAATGAATTTCCACAATCAGGACATGTAAAACTACTTACAATATCTGCTTTTGAAGCCTTTTTAGCAGTTATTAACAATTCATTTCGGTCGTTATCTATACTTGTTGCATTTATAAGAATAGTATCAATCGCTTTCTTTATGTTTTCCAGCCTCATATCCATGTCTTATCCTTTTTAGTTTGGCGTTTAGCACCATCAAAACATCTTTTTTATTTCCATTAGCTTTAAGCCGTTCTTTTAATGGTGGTAAAATTGATGTTAAGTATTCTATAGATTCAATTGTTTTTTGGAGATAATCTTCACAAAAATTAAAATCATGCGAAAATATATTTATCCATTTTATAACAAATTTGATTTGTTCCCTGATGATCGTTTCTAAAATTTTTAAAAATAAAGGGTGCCCTGCTTGAATTTGAGTAAGATGATGTATCGCTGATCTTAAATCCTTTGGTATATAATTATCTTCTAAATCCCAGCAAGCCAAACAATATTTTGCATGAGTTGCTTTATAACAATTATCATCTTCTTCATCTAAATCTTTATTTATTAAGGTTAAACAGTTTTCAAAATCGTTGGATATTTCATAATTATTCTCCAATAATTTTGTCATTTGTTTATCAATTATATTCATTTCTTCTTTGTTTTGCATTTTCTCTCCTTTCTCATTCTTGCTTGGGCAGTTTAATCGTTTCTTCTAACTTAATCGATGACACACCTCCTTTAAAAAAATTTATTGAAACATTTCCAACCTTTTGCTCCTTAATCCATTTTTTCAATATAACATTTATATGAAAAAGTAAAGCTTTTTCATCATTTTCCATTTAAGCCGCCTCCCTCCTACCAAGAGGATCATATTTCTGCGCCCGTTCCCTGTCTTTGTTTTTTCCTATTCTATTCGCCCTAACACCCGGATTAACAGTCTGGGCAAAAGTTAAAACTAAGGCATCCGCTTCATCAGGAGAATCATACCCGTATTCGTCCTTAACCTTCTTCTTTGGCAACATAAACATCCGGCTTGCACTATCAAAATCCCGTATACCGGACGACAAAGCAGTCTTCAGGCCAGAATTGCCTGGAATAGCTCCTCCATCTTCCAGCCAGGCACGGCATTTATCCCACATCTCGGTCTTTAAATCTTTATATTCTCCTGGTTTTGAACTGGAAGCACCGGCTTTAATACCAAAAATCTTCTTATGTCCAAGTTGTTTTAATCTGGCAACTACTCTCGCCCCCACCCCTATTGCATCAACAAACACGGCTCAGGACGCCATTTTAATATTTCATTACTAACCTGGCTCGCCCAGACCATAGTATCGCAATCTTTCCTGCTTACCAGATCGAACGCCTGAAGACCCTGCCTTTTAATCATAGCATGTTTATCCCCTTCGACCTCGCCTTCGGCAACATCTACCCCTAATATCCGAGGGGCCCGGGCATATATAGAAGAATGATAAGATCTCGATTCAGCCGCAATAATAGTGTCAAGTGGAATTAGCCTGTTTTCAGAACTGGCGGTAAAGTCACAGTAATATTCTTGCCTGATCATAGCCTCGGACATACCACTGTTTCGTTCCTCTTCAACCATGTCCGTGGTGACAACAGGAGTCCCATCCTCTCTTTTCGTATCATCAATAGTTAAAAGCTCGCAAAACCAGGAAGGATTGTTTTGAACCTCATTGTATAATTTAAAAGCATGGTTCATGCCCCTGGGAGTAAAATTAAATATCGCCCAACCCCTATTCTCCGTCAAAATCGGCCTGATATAATCCCATGCTAAGGGGTTCTGTAAACTATATTCGGAAAATACACATCCAATAGGGTTTGTTCCCATTACGCTATCAAATCTGTCAGTCCCTATAATCTGAAAAAGACTACCATTAATAACAGTAATCTTCATCTCCTGCCCATTCTTACTCTTAATAATCTCTTTAGGAAAATAATTCATGTAAGGAAAACCATCACGGTTTATCCCATCCCATAATATTTTCCGTCCCTGATTATATTCAGGTAAAAAATAATAATAAGCCCCAACTCGCTCAAACATCCTCTTTATCATGAAATTAAGATAGGTTATGTCTTTTCCACTTCGCCTATGCCAAACACATAAAGCCCTGTTCTTGTCATGATCAAGAGCATTTAATACCGGCCTTTGATATGGCCGTGGTGTAAAATTATAGGGCAAGGTTATGTTCATTTTTATTTCACGTGGAATTAAATGTTAAGTAGTTTATCAGGAGTCATTCTATATTAAGTTTTTCAATGTTTAAGGCAAGGCCTTTTTATTTGGGTTGAAACTCTTCACTTCCAAGTAGCTACCAGTAAAGCTCCCATACCAGACCAACAACCAATTACAAAATAAACTGGTGAAATTTCAATATGACAGTAAATATCTAAACAATAACCTATAAAACCAGAAATACAGATAATAAGCATACCAATTAGTAACTTAAAGCCTTTTTGGTTCATCTATAACTCCATGTAGATATATATAGAATAATCGGGGGTCTTCCCTGGGCGGGGTATCCCCCTCTCCAGAGAAAAAGCATGCTTTTTTTTAACGAAACACCTCTAATCCACCAATAATCCCATATCCGATTATCCCTGATTACAGGCCAATAGAGCTAATTAACAAAATCATTGATCTAACTCAATTTAGCTCACCGTATTACCCTAACTATACGGCCTGATCTCTGAAATGCTCTAATTTACTCTGATTTGCTCGAAAGTTAACATAATAAATATTATACGACATGGTATTTTGTGTGTTCATATAGGGAAACCCGATAGCTGGTATAGGATTGACTCGACTCCTTATATATAGGACACGTGTCAATCATTGTGGTAATTGATAACATTGATCTGGATATTAGCCTGAGCATCACTGACGACAGTCTCACCATCTAACAGCCTGGCTTTGTCAATCAAAATACCGGCTGACATAGCCTTGGATTGGGCCGGAACATTATCAGGCTCAATACCTTCGATCACGGCTAAAGCCTTCTTCCTGGCTTCCTGAGAGGTTTTTTTGTTCCAGATGAAATTCATTTTCTTCTGCAATCGCTCATCACATCGATACTTATCGATAATCCTGGACACAGTAGCCTGACTAATGCCATAATCCTTAGCAATTTCGTACTGATTACGCCCTAACAACAAATACTGACATGCGATCATATCATTATCTGTAATTTCAACGGGTAGCTCTGATTTTTCTTGTATTTCATTCATATGTCCAAAATGATCTAAGGTCTAATTTCGATGAGAATCAACGATCTCTGGCTTATGCATGTTATAGCATTCGTGTAAAATAGTTATATCAGTTTTGACACATACTATATATAGATCCTATTGTCAAGTATTTTTTACCTTATGTCTATTTTGACATAAGCCAAGCAAAAGAATTAGAGGGGATAATAGCAATAATGAATGATCGAGGAATTATGTATTAGAGGAGATGATCGGGTTGGGAGGTTATTTGTAAGTACGGATTAGTGTGCTAAGGTTGGTCTTTTGAGAAAAAAGACATAGGGCGCCTTATAAATCATCCATGAGAAAATGCACTTTTGTTTTTTTAGGAAAAACAAAAGCATTAACCCGATAACCTTATAACTGAATATTATGCCCTATACATAAGGTTGATAGGCATTTTATCATACTTTAAGAGAAAAGTCAAGTAAAAAAATAACATCCCCATAAACTAAGGCTTTGCGGGAGTATTAAATATTGCTTAATAGTTGATCTGGTGCAATTATCCCCATGTTACCTCTGTGGGTATTTGTTACTACTTGTTGCTTTTGTGTTACCTCGTTGTTACCTCATCCATAACTACCTGATATCCTTACCATACTATATTTTGTTACCTTTGTGGGCAGTTGTGGGCAGGTTGTTACCCTTATGTTACCTCATGTTACCTCGGCCTATAAATACCTGATATCCTTATAGATCTATAATGTTACGTTTGTTACGCCATGTTACCCTTATGTTACGGTTGATGCCGGCAGGTGAGAGTGTGTTTTATATGCCACTATTATGGCAAAATATACCACAGCTCAAACCCTTTATTTATATGCCTTTCCGAAGGCGTCCTCTGAAACCCTTATTGTACCGCCTTTTCCGCCTTGCAAAAAAGCCACAAAAACATCCTATAATTAACCTATAACTACCTGTCATTAAGTTTTAACTTAATTTAACTTAACGCCTAATTTTAAACGTAAAAAAATATAACGTGTGATATTAAGTAGTTATATGGGGTATAAGGATGTTTGGTATGGGTATTGCTACATATAAATTAAACGGCCACAGCGCATGGGGCGCACAGGCTATAAGAGAAGGAGGAGGAAAAATGGAAGTACGGCTAAAGAAATTAGGCGATCATTGGTATATAATAATCAGAAATAATTATGTTCGAAAGATTCAAATTGAGCCAGTGGTGGCCTACCATCTAATAGATGCGTTATGGCCGAGGTGGACGGAGACGGATGACGGTTGGATATTAGATTAGCAGGGGGATTAGAGGATGATCGCTATAAAACAAATTAACCAAGGCCACTGGTGCCAGGAGACCTATGAGACAAGCGCTCCTGGAATAAGAAAACGTGCTGCTGATCTCCGGAAGAGAGGCTATCGTGTGACTGTGTCCTCCATGGGAAACCAGGTCACGCGATATGGGATCGTCAAGCTAACCATGCTGACGATCTTACCGGGGGCACACCAGGACACTTTTGGGTTACCCGAAATAAAAATAAAGCATTAACGGCCACAGCGCATTGGGCGCATAGGCCATAAGGGAAAGGAGAGAGGGAAATGAGACCATACAGGATGCATAGGTCAGGTGGCAGCTGCGATATCCTGTTGGAAGGGCAGGATATCATTGATGCGATTGAAAAAAATTTTAAAAGCCTCGCCCAGGAGGCTGAGCTCGGCAATGTTGCCGGGTATGTCCTCGACCGGGTCGAGGCACGGTATGCCCCTAATATTTTAGGTGGACAGGGAGGGGTTGAGGTCTTGATCGAATCTCACGGCCAGGATCTCGCTCACAGGCCGGCAAGTAAAACGCCGGCTAATTCTGTCGTGTGGATATATGCCACACGTGCAGACTTACCGACCCCTTATGTATTTGATCTTGCTTAAGGGGAAGCGTACCCGGCGCATCCGGGGATCAAATCAACGCCCCAAAAGGGCAAGGAAAGGAGAAAGGTTATGAGGGCTCGACATATTGGAACTAACCATCAGATGGAGAAGTTGCTCAAGAAGGCGGTTATCCCGCCTAAACTGATTAACCTCACACCCCATCCCCTTAACCTATACGTTTCGGGT